TCCCCCACCTCCACCGCCAAACCGCCGCCTGCGACCGGCTCGTCGGCGTAATCGGCGGCAATGCGCCGCACCTGCCTGTCGTTGTGATAGGCAACGCCTTGAAGCGCGTCCAGCGCAACCTTCAGGGCGTTGTCCAAATCGATCACCGTCTTGTTTGCGCCGCCGTCTTTGTTCGCTTTGGGAATCAGGCGCACATATACGGCAACCGCGCCTTCGGACGGCATCGCGCCCGCCCCTTGCGCGATACGGCGGACGGTTTCCTTATACGCCGCCGCCTCCGCGCTCCTGACCGCCCTGTTGCGCCAAATCCGCCAATATCGGTTTGCCGATACGGGGTAAGGCAGGATAAGGCGTATCACGCGCATTCCCCTGCCGGTTGCGTCCACAGGCCGGCGCCCAATATCGGGCAGGCGGCGTGTGCGGCGCGGATGTATCCGTGCAGCCTTGCCGCCGTCATCGCGCCGGCTCCCGCCGCCGCGCGTTTTTCCGCGCGCTTTTGCCGGACTGCCTTGTTGCGGCAGGTTTTGCACGATTTGTAATAATAGACCCCCCCTTCCTTGCGCGGGACGGCATTAAACCCTTTCTCCAACGGCTTGGTCCCGCCGCAGGCCTTGCAGGTGCGCATTTCTTCCGCCATTTTGATTTTTCCTTTTGTTTTTATGTGTTTAATATCCGAAGCCGTCGAAGTCGTCTTCGCCTTTGCCGTCGCGCTTGCGGCGCAAAACCGCGTCGGCGGCTTCCACCAAAAGCCATACCGCCAACGTCGCCGCCCCGGCAAACGACAGCGCGGTGATGATGCTTAACAGGGTATCCATTGTTTTATTTCCTTTCGGTCGGTTTTATGGGTCGGGGTCGGATTCCCGCCGCCTCCGTCATTCCCTCGCAGGCGGGAATCCGGACCTTGGAACAACAGCAATATTCAAAGATTATCTGAAAGTCCGGGATTCCGGATTCCCGCTTTCGCGGGAATGGCGGCGGTCGGGTTGGCGGGTCAAATGCCTCCGCCCGCCGTTTCAGGCGGCATCGGGCTTTCAGGGTGCGGGGCCCGCCCCGCTTCAGGCGGCATTTTTTCCAACAAATCTTCGACACAGGCGGCCGCCCACGCAAAATTGTCTTCGCCGTCGCGGATGTAATAAGCGGCGGAGATGACGGCAAGCAGCGCGGCCTCCGTGCCGCCGTCGAACCCGCAATCTTTCAGACCGGCGTACATTTTTTCATAGCGGCGGCATTTGAGTTTCTTGAACTTCGGCGCGTCGGCGCGTTGGCGTTCCAAGTACCGCAGGGCTTTTTCCAAGTCTTCGCGCCCGCCTTTTTCCTTGTGCCGCCAGATGTATTTGAAGGCGTTGCCGAGGTTGAAGTTGAGGTATTGCGCAAACCCGACGCACTCGAAGGCGCGGTTTTTGTAATAGCCCGGGTTGGTATTGCCGCCTTGTTGCGGCGCGGCTTCCGTCCGGACGGTTTCGGTTTGCGTGTTTTGCACCGTCATTCCGTATTTCCTTTCAAATTTGCGTTTTAACGCGTTTTTTAAATCTCGGGTAGGCTGGGATATTCCCAAAGCGTTTTACCCGCCTTCCCGCTCAAATCCGGCGCATTGCGGGGGGATATTCCCCAAGCACCGCCGTCCTTTTTGCGACTGCCGCCCCCGATGCCGTCTGAAACGCCCCGGCGGCGCAGGGATTGGTTCGCGGGTAGTACGTCGCTTTTTCCTCCGCATTCCGCGCCTTCGCGCATTTCGCAAAACCGCGCACCGGCGTGTCCGGTTGGGTTTTAAAATCCGCGTGTTTGCAGAAAAAGCAGGTTTCACGCACGGTAGCTCTCCCAGTCGAACGGAATCAGCTTGCCGCCGCCGTCCCGCAGCCTGTCCCTGATCCGCGCGTCGGTGTTTTCGCGGAAGGCTTCCGCCGTCAGGTTGGTCAGCACCAGCATCGGCATCAGCCGCTCGTACCGGGCGTTGACGACGGAAAACAAAATCCGCCCGTCCGTTTCCGACAGACTGCCCGCGCCGAACTCGTCCAGCACCAGCAAATCGGGCTTCACGAAAACCCCGACCGCCCCCGCCTCGCCGCCGCCGCCGCCGAAACTGTCCTTGACCGTCCGCAGCATATCGCCCACCGTGATGACCAGCGCGCTTTTGCCGGCGGCGATGACTTCGCGGGCGATGCCGCAGGCAAGGTGGTTTTTGCCCGTGCCCCTCCTGCCCGAAAAAATCATGCTCCGCCCCGTCTGCAACACATCGGCGAAGTTTGCCGCATACTCGGCGGCGGCCGCCTTCGCCCTCGCCATCCCCGGGATCGAATCGCTGACGGCGTAGTTTTCAATCCGGCAGTTTCTGAACCGCGGGGCGATGCCCGAACGCCCGATGCGTTTTTCCAGCGCGTCGCGCATCGCCCCGCGGCGCAGCGTTTCCGCGTATGCCGCCATTTCGTCCGCCGCCTCCAGCTTCCGGCAGGCCGGGCAGCCCGTCCACACGCCGCGCAAAACGCTTTTCGCCGCGTATCCGCCGTGTTCCGCGCATTGCCTCCGCTCGACCCGCACGCCGCCGCCGTAAGCCCCCAAGAAATCAGACGCGTTCCTCAAAGCCATACCAAGCCCCCTCAAAAATCCGTTGTCGGCATATCGCCGTAGCTTCCCGCATCCGGCACGGCGGCGGTTTGGTTGTGCGTCAGACCGCCGCGGTTTCCGGACCTGCCGAAAGTTTTGTTTTGCAGCCAGTCGGCGCGGAAGCTGCCCCAGCCGCTGGCGATGGCGTACTCCGCCGCCTGCAGCGCCGTCATCCCGCATTTCTCCGCATCGGCGGCAATCAGCCTCACCGCCGTCTCCGTCAGCGGCTGCCGTTTCGCCTTGCGGACTTGCAGGAAGTCCGCCGCCACCTGCCCCGTGATGCCGTAGTCGGCAAGCAGCGAAAGCTCGGTTTCGTGCCTGCCGGTTTTTTTCGCCTTCGCCGCCGGTGCGGTTTCGGGAGGCGCCGTTTGCGGTTTCGCAGGGTGCGGTCCGGCAGGGGCGCGCGCGCCGCGCGCATTTGATCCTGACGGTTCTACTGACGGTTCTACTGACGGTTCTACATATAAGGAACCGTCAAAATCTGATGGTTCACCGCTCAAAATCTGATGGTTCTTAGCGCAAAATCTGACGGTTCTTAGCGCAAAATCTGACGGTTCGCCGCTCAAAATCTGATGGTTCTTAGCGTCAAAATCCGACGGTTCGTAATCCGACGGTTCGTAATCCGAAGGTTCAAAATCCGACGGTTCAAAATCCGAAGGTTCGTAATCCAATGGTTCTTCCCACATTTTTGCCTGCCGCGCCGCCTTCCGTTTTGCCGCCTCCGCATAGCATTTTTCAAGCAGGGCGACGTTGATGCGGTAGATGTCGGACTTCCTCTCCCGCCCCCTCTGCCGCCGGGCGGACTTGATGAAATTGTTATCCTTCAGCCACTTGATATGCTGCCGTACGGCGGTTTCGGCGAAGCCCGTATCTTCCGCCAGCGTTTCTTGCGACGGATAACACAAGCCCTCGTCGTTGGCGCAGTCGCACAACTTCACCAAAACAAAACGCTGCCCCCTCGGGATACCCGTTTTGAAAGCCATCCCCATCAGCCTCGCACTCATACTTCCGCTCCGTTTTTGACAATCGAATAATGCGTAACAGGCTTCCCGCGGCCGCCCGCCTTCATGCGCGGCTTGGCAAACACGAAGCCCCTGCCTTCCAAGTCGGTTATCCGTGCCGCAAGCTGCGTCACCTTCAGGTTCTGATAAGCCTCAAGGGATGTGATGCANCCCTTGTTACGGATGTAATCGACAATTTGTTTGCATTGCGTTTGTTTTTGATTCATAATCGCCTTTCGCCGTTACCTGAACCGCTTCCCTGCAATTCAGGGGGATTACCCGCCCCGTGCGGGTTTTTCTTTATCGGCCGCCCGTCTGTCCGGGCGGTCAGCCGTCTTTCCGATTTGCCATCACCCCGTTGCAACCGGGTTTCCACACAACGGCCGACGGAGTAAAAAAATGCCGTCCGACTTATCCTTCATACTCGCCAAAGAGCTTATCCGCAGCGGTTCTATCCGCTTAAGCGGCAGTACGGCCAAAGGACAAGCCGGAGAATTGGCGGTATTCATCCGAACACTTCATCAAAAACCCGAAGAATCGGAGCCAAATACCGATAACGAATATTTAATCGGGCTGCTTTCCAAGTAATTCAAAGCCGTCTTTCAAACCCGGCGCGATTCTGTAAACCTCATCGCAGCCTTTGGCGGCGGCTTTCAGCATCGCCTTTTTAATCAGCCGTCTGTCTTTCTTCGACAGGCGGTTTCTGTCCTGCTTCTTCATTTTTTTTCTTTCCGGTAAATTGCGGATGACTTCCGCTTCAATTCGGTTATATCAATTAACATCTGACCCGACGGGCTTTTTATTTGGG